GGTCGGCATCGCCGACGGCGAGCTGGACCGGCTGCTCGCGGAGACGGGAGCCGATGACAGCGCCGCCGGCGGTGGCCAGCCGCCGGTCGTCCTGCCGGAGCCGCCGCGCAATCCGGCGTCGAGGCCGGGCGATCTCTGGCGGCTCGGCGACCACCGGCTGCTTTGCGGGGATTCCACCAATGCGGAGGACGTACGCCGCCTGATGAACGGCGAGCGCGCGGTGCTGTTCGCAACCGATCCGCCGTACCTCGTCGACTATGACGGCTCGAACCATCCGACGCGGAACAAGGACTGGTCGGCTTCCTACGGCACGACCTGGGACGACAGCAGCCAGGGCGCCGAGCTCTACGACGGGTTCATCTCTGCCGCCGTCGCCGAGGCGATTACCGAGGACGCTGCCTGGTACTGCTGGCACGCCTCGCGCCGCCAGGCCATGCTGGAGGCCTGCTGGGAGAAGGCCGGCGCTTTCGTCCATCAGCAGATCATCTGGGTGAAGGACCGCGGCGTGCTGACCCGGTCTCACTATCTTTGGAAACACGAGCCCTGCTTCATGGGCTGGATCAAGGGCAAACGCCCGCCGAAGGTCGCGGACGAGACGCTGCCGTCGACCTGGGAGATGCCGAGCTTCGCCAAGGACGAACGGCCGGACCATCCCACGCCGAAACCGCTCGACGCGTTCGGAATCCCGATGCGCCAGCATGTCGAGCGCGGAGGTCTCTGCTACGAGCCGTTCTCGGGCTCCGGCTCGCAGATCATTGCGGGCGAGGCCAACGGACGCTGCGTTTATGCGATGGAGGTCAGCCCGGCCTATGTCGATGTCGCCGTGGAGCGTTGGCAGGTTGAGACCGGCCGCGATGCCATCCTCGATGGCGATGGACGGACCTTCGCCGAGGTCCGGGAAGAGAGGCTGGGTGAATCCGATGCGGCGGACGCAGCATGAAGCAATCGCGTGCCATGTCGCTCGTCGAGGCTGTCGCGAACGTCGCCGTGGGCTTCGGCGTTGCCGTCGTCACGCAGATCCTGATCTTCCCGGTCTTCGGGCTGCAGACGACGCTGGTACAGAATCTGAAGATGGGTGCGGTGTTCACCGTGGTGAGCATCGCCCGGTCGTTTGCTCTGCGGCGGCTGTTCGAGGCGATCCGGCTGCGCGGCGCCCGATGAGAAACCGCCGCCCCAAAGGACGGCGGTCTCCGCTATTGCAGATGCTACGGCGTCAGGCGGGCGGCAGCTTGTAGACCCGCCCGCGCCCCTCGACCTTCTCGGAGGTGACGTCGAGGCCGAGCTTCTTCTTCAGTGCTCCGGCGATGGCGCCCCGCACCGTGTGCGGCTGCCATCCGGTGGCTTCGACGATCTCGGCGATGGTCGCGCCACCCTCGGCGCGGAGCATCTCGATGAGCAGCGCCTGCTTGGTGCCCTCGCGTGGCGTCCGCACATTGGGCGCGGGCTCCGTCGCGGAGGCGGCGTCCGTCGCGGCGTCCCCAGCCGGGGCCTCGGTGGCGCCCGTGGGCGCGCTGTCGGCGCCTTCCGGCTCGACCCCGATGGCCGCGAGGCCTGCGTCGGTGATCTGCAGGAGGACCGCGCGCCCGTCCTCGTGGTTCCGCCAGATGCGGTTCGACGCCGGGTCGGCCTTGGTCTGCGCATCGGTGACGCGCTCGGCGATCAACCCGCGGGAGAGGAGTGCGCCGACTACCTTGGCGGCGGCGTTGCCCCGCAGCGAGCCGGGCAGCGGCAGGACATTGCGATCGTCGTGCTGCGCGGCAGCGCTCAGGATCACGAGCTGGGTATCGGAAAGTTTCGGCATTTGTCGTCTCCGTCGTATCCGGGCGCGCGGGATGCACGCCCTTCTACGAGGTCGAGCCCGCCATGCGGCGGGCGGGACCCGGAGACGCGCCGTCTCAGGCGTCGGCGAGGATCTCGAAGTGGGTGGCGAAGCCCGTGAGGTAGGGCAATCCCTTGGGGATCCCGGTGTCGCGGCTGGTGTGGCGGGAGATGCGCCAGCCCATCCAACGGGCGACCGCGTCATCGATGGCGTCCCTCAGCGTGTCGCCGCGGGCGAGGGCGTTGGCGACGTCGTCGGCAAAGTGGCGGCCATGGCGGCTGTCGAGAAAATCGCGCACCCCTTCGGGCGAGGCGCCCGTCGCGGCGGCGACGGCTTCGGAGGCGAGCGTCCAGGCCTTGGGCGCATCGGCGGCGAGATCGTTCTCGATCATGTCGATCGTGCCCCAGAAGCCCCATTCGGTGTTGCGGGTGGGAAGGATCGTGGCGGTCATCGTCTGGCTCCTCGCTGGATTGCGTTGACCCCATACAGGCTCCGAACCGCGCCGCCATCAAGCGGATAAGTGCATCATTTCATTGCTGTTTTAGAGGTCGCATGCAGGGCATGAGCGAGCGCCGTTACGCTGCCCGTGTCGGGCTGTCGCGCGGCGCGATCCAGAAGGCGAAGGCCGCCGGCCGGCTCGTCCTGCATGCCGATGGTTCGATCGACGCGGCGGCGAGCGACGCGAAGCGGGCCGAGACCACCGACCCGTCGAAGAGCCGCCCGAAGTCCGCATCGGCGCGATCCGGAATGAAGCCCGTGCCGGAGGCGGCGGTCTCGGCGGTGGGCGATACGCTCAAGGAACAGGGGATGGCCGCGCCCGTGACGGGCGGCGGCACGACCTTCCTGCAAGCGAAGACCGCGCACGAGGTGCTGAAGGCGCAGGAGCGGCGTATCCGGCTTGCAAAGCTGAAGGGCGAACTGGTCGATCGCGACCGCGCGACAGCGCTGGTGTTCCGGCTCGCGCGCGAGGAACGGGACGCGTGGGTCAACTGGCCGGCGCGGGTCGCCGCGCTGATGGCGGCGGAGCTGGGGACGGAGACGGCGGCCATGCAGAAGGTTCTGGAGGCCCATGTCCGCGCCCATCTCGACGAGCTCGCCCAGCCCCGCATCGCCCTCTGAAAAGATTGCCGGGTTCGACGGGGCGGAGGCGCTGATCCGGGCCTGGGGTCGCGGGCTGACCCCCGACCCCTGGCTCACGGTCTCGCAATGGTCGGACACGCATCGCTGGCTGTCCTCACGCGCCTCGGCCGAGCCGGGGCGCTACCGGACCGAGCGCACGCCCTACATGCGCGCGATCATGGACGCGCTCTCGCCGAGCCATCCGGCCCAGCGGGTCGTGTTCATGAAGGCCGCGCAGGTGGGTGCCACCGAGGCCGGGAACAACTGGATCGGCTTCGTGATGCACCACGCGCCGGGACCGATGCTGGCGGTCCAGCCGACGGTGGAGCTGGCCAAGCGCAACTCGCGCCAGCGCATCGATCCGCTGATCGAGGAAAGCCCCAGCTTGCGGGAGCGAGTGAGGCCCGCGCGGGCGCGCGACAGTGGCAACACGCAGCTGTCGAAGGATTTTCCGGGCGGCGTACTGGTGATGACCGGCGCCAACTCGGCCGTGGGGCTGCGCTCCATGCCGGCGCGATACGTCTTCCTCGACGAGGTCGACGCCTACCCGGCTTCGGCCGACGAGGAAGGCGACCCGGTCGGGCTCGCCGAGGCGCGCTCGCTGACCTTCGCGCACCGGCGCAAGGTTTTCCTGGTCTCGACCCCGACGATCCGCGGCGTGAGCCGGATTGAGCGGGAATTTGATGCGAGCGACCGGCGCCGCTTCTTCGTGCCGTGCCCGCATTGCGGGGAGATGCAGTGGCTGCAGTTCGAGCGGCTGCGCTGGGAGAAGGGGAAGCCGGAGACGGCCGCCTACCATTGCGACGCCTGCGAGACCGCGATCGCGGAGCATCACAAGGCCGCGATGCTGGCCGCGGGCGAATGGCGCGCGACAGCCGAGGCCGACGATGTGCGGACGGTGGGGTTTCATCTCTCGGCGCTCTATTCGCCGCCGGGCTGGAAGAGCTGGGCCGACATCGCGCGGGACAAGGAAACCGCGAAGGGCTCGGACGAGGCGGAGCGGGTGTTCCGCAACACGGTGCTCGGGGAGACCTGGATCGAGACCGGCGACGCACCAGACTGGCAGCGGCTGGTCGAGCGCCGCGAAGACTGGCCTGCGGAGACGGTTCCCGCCGGTGGGTTGTTCCTGACGGCCGGTGCCGACGTCCAGAAGGACCGGATCGAGGTCGACGTCTGGGCCTGGGGCCGCGGACTGGAAAGCTGGCTGGTCGATCACGTTGTGATCGAGGGCGGGCCCGCCCATCCCGAGGCGTGGGAGGCGCTGACCGATCTGCTGGGCCGCAGCTGGCGGCACGCCGGCGGCGCCGAGTTGGGCCTCGCGCGGCTTGCCATCGACACGGGCTACGAGACCGCTGCCGCCTATGGCTGGGCGCGCTCGGTCGGCTTCGCACAAGTCGCCCCAGTCAAGGGCCTCGAGGGGTTTAACCGGGCGAGTCCCGTTTCGGGGCCGACGTTCGTGGACGCCACCGCTGGCGGGAAGCGGCTGCGCCGCGGCGCCCGGCTGTGGACCGTGGCCGTCTCGACCTTCAAGGCCGAGACCTATCGCTTTCTGCGACTACCGCGGCCGACGCCCGAGGAGATGGAGGCCGGCGCCGCCTTCGCCCCCGGCACGGTGCATCTGCCGGGCTGGGTCGACACCGAGTGGATCAAACAGCTCACCGCCGAGCAGCTGGTGACGGTCAGGAACCGGCGCGGCTTCGCCCGGCTCGAATGGCAGAAGCTGCGCGAACGCAACGAGGCGCTGGACTGCCGGGTCTACGCGCGCGCCGCCGCCTGGATCGCGGGCGCGGACCGCTGGCCCGAGGCGACATGGGCCGATCTGGAAGCGCAGCTCGGGGTCCCGACGGGCGCGGACGCGCCTGCCGGCATGATCGGTCGCCCGGCATCGCAACAGCAAGGTAAGCGTCGGTCAGACTGGCTCGGGCGGCGGGAAGGATGGTTTTGAGCAAGAGGCGCGGAGAGCCGAAGGCTCGACAGGGAAACAGGACATGACCGATTGGACCGAAGCAGAGCTCGCGGCGCTCCGGCGCGCCTATGCGAGTGGAACGACCCGGGTGAGCTACGACGGCAAGTCCGTAGAGTACGGTTCGGCCGAGGATCTGCTAGGGCGCATCCGGACCATCGAGCGCCTGATTGCCGGGACCACCAAGCGCCCGATCGCGGGCTTCGCCGGCTTTTCGCGCGGAGGCGGAGACCGCTGATGTCGGTGTCCTGGTTCGACCGGGCCATCGCGACGGTTGCGCCGCGGGTGGCGACACGGCGTGTGCTGGCGCGGCAGGTCTTCGAGGGGCTCGCGCGCTCCTACGAGGGCGCGGCCCGCGGCCGGCGCACTGATGGCTGGCACGCACCGGGCAGTTCGGCGGACGCCGAGATCGGCCGGGCGGGCGCGCTGCTGCGCGACCGGATGCGGGACCTTGTGCGCAACAACCCGCATGCCGCCAAGGCGGTCTCGGTGCTGGTCAACAACATCGTCGGCGCAGGCATCATGCCGCGCGCCGCCAGCGGGGACGCCGCGCTCGACCGCGAGGTCGATCGGCTGTTCGAGATCTGGGCGAGGGCCTGCGACGCCGACGGCCAGCTCGACTTCTACGGCCTGCAGACACTTGCCTGTCGCGAGATGGTCGAGGCCGGCGAGGTGCTGGTCCGCCGCCGCTCGCGGCGCGCCGGCGACGGGGTCATGCCGCCGGTGCAGCTGCAGCTGCTCGAGGCCGATTTCCTCGACGCGACCCGCACCGGGCCGCTCGGCTCCGGTCAGGCGGTCCAGGGGATCGAGTTCGACGCGCTCGGACGGCGCCGGGCCTACTGGCTTTTCGGCGCCCATCCGGGCGACGCGATGCACGCCCTGACTGGCGGGTTCACCAGCCGCGCGGTCCCGGCGAGCGAGATCGCCCATATCTATGAGAAGCAGCGCACGCAGGCGCGCGGCGTGCCCTGGGGCGCACCGGTCATCCGCGCGCTTCGCGACCTCGACGATTACGAGGTCGCCGAGATCGTCCGCAAGAAGACCGAGGCCTGCGTCACTGCCATCGTGTTCGGCGAGGAGGAAGCGCAACAGGGGATCGCGCCCTCGGTCGTCGACGCCGACGGCAACCGGGTGGAGCAGTTCGAGCCCGGGCTCATCGCCTATGCCCGCGGCGGAAAGGACATCCGCTTCAACCAGCCGTCGGCGACCGGCGGCTACGGCGAGTACAAGCGCGCGAGCCTGCACACGATCTCGGCCGGGTTCCGCGTGCCCTACGAGTTGCTGACAGGCGATCTGAGCCAGGTGAACTACTCGTCGATCCGCGCGGGGCTCGTCGAGTTCCGCCGGATGATCGATGCGATCCAGTGGCAGCTCTTCATCCCGATGT